ACTTTAAAAGGTTTTCTGTCTTTATCAGTATAAACCTTACCTAATTCAATATCTTTTAATAAGTCTTGAAGTTTCATACCTTTAATTTCTTCCCATACTTACCCATCAACATCCACAACTTATTTCTATCAGTATTAGCTTTTTGTTTTTCTTTAATGTCTTCTTTATACATATCATCTAAATTCTTTTTAATCACTTTACTAACCTTTGGCCATAATTTTATTGCTTTAGGGTCACCAACTTGTATTGCTTGAACAAAAACACCAACATCACCATTTTGCATTACTTTATGATAATATTTAGTTTGAAGTTTACCTTCCTCTTTTGGAAACATCATAGGTATTGCATTTTTAAACAAATTTAACATTTGTCCATATGATTCACTTGTTGATACCTCTTTTAATAAGTCTTGAAGTTTCACTTTAATTCCTTTTTAATCTTTTGTATATCAGCCATAAGTTGTTGTGGTGTCATACCAGCGGCATCAATAACTTTGAACAAGATAGCAGCTCTTTTCATTCTATTCAAGTTTGCACCTTTCATAGAATCTACAAATTTATTTAAGAATCTATCCACAACTGATGGTAATTTAATTTTACTAAAATCCACTTCATTAAGATTCTCTTCTTTAATCATACCAGTTTTTTTACGAATCTCTTGATTTTGTTGTTTTATAAATTTTGCCATTTTAATCATCATTTACTCCTATTTCACCACCGCTTGTAAAGTTGCAACTAATTGTGCTGGGTTTTTCTCACCTAAATCTGATAGTATTTTTTTCATCTTAGGATTAATTTTTTTAAATACTTGTGTTAATAGATTAGCAGTTTGCATATCTAATTTAACCATTCCTTTTTTACTTTTGTAATTCTGATGTTGTTTATCTTTCATTACTTTTTTAGCCACGTCAAATATTGTATCTTTACCCTCTTTAATTTTTTTAATTAAATGAGGACCTGCAGGTTCTTCACCAAGTTGTCCGTTTTCACCATATCCACAAGTTCCTTCATCCAATATATCTTTAGCTTTATCTGATAAATATTTTATATCTGCACTTGCTATTTGTTTTAAAACTTTCTTATCTGTCTTTTTTAATAATGTCACAATCTGTTGAACAAGTGGATTGTTATCAGGTAAAGTTCCTTTCATATCCTTAAATGCTCTTTTTAATTGTTTGATGTGTGATGAACTAAATGGTATTCTTACTTCATTCATCTCTTCACGAACCATTTTCTTAATTAAATTTCTAACTCTTTGTTCTCGTTTCACTTTTTCTGGTTTGCCTTTGTGTTTAGTTGAAGCAAAATCATCAACATCTTTTTTACTCATTTGCTTAGCAATCTTACCAGCTCTTCCTTTTTTAGGAATGTCACCTTTTTGCATCGCTTTCACAACACCAAAAAACCTTTGTTGTGATTTTGATTGGGCTGGCATTAGATAATCTTCCTCATAATTTTTTTAACTTCTAAACCAAATTTAACAATATTATTTTTGTAACTATCTAATAAATCGTCAGCTGCATCAGTTAATCCTTTTTTTCTTAATAAATCAACAAATTGTAAAGTTTGTTTTCCAACTTTATTTCTTTCTTTATCTATTGATTTTACAAATTTTTTATATTGGGGAGCTGCACCTACTTCATTAAGTTTTTCGTATGGTGTAAGTCCTTTATCCATAGCACCACTCCACCTTTTAGGCATATCTTCAAATGTTCTATCATTCCACTCGTTTAATTCTGATTTTAAATTTTCGACAATTTTATTTTGTTTAGGTTTTGATTTTTTATTTTTTTTATCACCATAACCCATTAGAGTTTTGTAATCCATTTTACTCTCCTCTGAATATATCGTTGATTATGTTTTCAATTTTACAATCGTGACAACACACTCCATCTCTTGTTCCAACACCTTCGTTTAATTTTCCTTCATTTGTTGGTGATAGGAATGCTCCGTGTGTAGATGGATTTGATACGAAATCAAATGCTATAAGTTCGAAATCTGGTTGAACCTCAACAGTATCGTTTTCTGATAATTCTTTTACTGAACCTAATCCTCTTGATGATATACCAAGTTTAATACCTGATTTAAATAATTCTTTTAAGATGTTTCCTGCTGGTGTTCCTAATACTTCAACCGTCCCCATTAAATCATTACCTTCAAAATGCATTTCTAATACATTATGAGATACATTGTTTAGATTAACCACAGATGAGTCTGGATGGTCTAATTCACCTAACGCTCTTCTTTCAGCGATTTGTACTTTTTGATATTTTTTAGCCTCTCTCATTAAGGTTTCTTTTGGATAAACTCTACCGTTTTGATTTTTAGCTTCTGCTCTTTGTAATACACCTTTAACAACTAATCTTCCATTATTGTTTTTCATTGATTCATTAATTTGTTGTGGTGTGATTTCAAATGGAATATAATCTACAATAATCTCTTTCATTATCCTACCCTCACATATACAAATGTCACATCACCAATAGTACCAGTAGCGTCCGTTTGTTTCCATGCTGTTGGTTGAATATCTAATCTTACTGCTGGATTACCTCTATCTGCATCCCCAGCTATAATAGAAGCAGTTATGTAATTTGTAGGTGTATTTTCATAAGAAAAGGCATAAGCACCTGGTTGATTTATCATTATATATGTTGGTCTTTTTGTTTTTGTTTCTACAGCTGGACAAGTAGCATGACTAAAAAAACCCGTTCCATCTTTAACAATAGGTTTCTGTTTATCTCCGTTTGCTTCGTATAATGGCATTTATTATCTCCTATTTCCAAGCGTTTCGTTTCAACCATATATCTCTTAATATATCGCCAACGACATCTCTAATTAATTTATTAATTTGTTTTAAATCTTTATCATTAAGAGCCTCTGTTACAGCTGTATAACCAGTGCTCTTTTTTATTCTTTTTAATCTTTTCTTTTTTTCCTCTTCAGAATTATCTGAAAAAGCAAATGGAGTTAAATATCCAGCAACGTCACCAGTAGTTGTTATTTCTTCCAAGCTTTCTTCATCTAAAAGCTCCATAGTTAGTTTTTTAACTAACTCCTTAAATAACTTTCTGTTTTTTATTTCCACTTTTCTTCAACTCTTTTAGTAGTTCTAAATATCTCATTGTTTGAATTACATATTCATCTTTAACAATATTAGACTTGTCATTTAATCCACAAAACTCATTAATTGATTTCAAAGCTTCTGTCATTTTAATTTTTACAACTTTGTCTTGTAGATTTTTAGAATGTTGTTTTAAATCTTTCTTTAATCCTCTTACAATTTCTTTTAAAGTATCTTTTAATGAATTTGTATTAGATACATTGTTAATATACTCTCTAAGTAGATTTTTTTGTGCTCCACTTAATTTTGTATATTTTTGATTAAATTTTTCTAAAAGAGTTCTGTAAGTTAGGATTCTTAAATCTTCATCATCTGGAAGAGTTTTTACAGTTTCAGATAACCTTAAATTACTATCCTCTGTTGTAACGTGTTCAACTATATTGAAAAAAGACTCAGTTTTTTCATCAGGTGATAAAATTTTATATTCGAATAATTTATAAATTGAAGCATAAGTTTTATAGTTTGGTACTTTTGAAGACATAAACTTTTGAAGATTATAATTTGATTGAATTTCTTTAATTAAATTATATCTCTCTCTTCTTAATCTACCATTATTTAAATCATATCTAGCTTTCATAACTTCGTTTATGAAATAATCTGCTTTTGTATCTGATTTGAATTTCTTTGTAATTAAAATATTGTATAGAGCGAGTTCTTTACCCAACTCTGTATTTTCGTTAAATTTTTCTTTAACTATTGATACCGCTTTACCGTTACTTTTATTTAATACATCAGACGTAATTTGTCTAAGTAAAAATTCAAACAATAAACCCGTATTGCGGATTTTGTTGTGCTTCACTTTACGCATATGTGAGTCTCCATTTCGTTTGGATACTATTTATGTAATTATTCATATATAAATATAATGTTTTTATTAAATACATTGATTTTATTCTTCTTCATCTAAAATAATTTCTTCATTTAACATTGATTTGTCTAAATTTTTTCCAAACTTACCTTTTAATTGATTTAACAAACCTTCTCTTGCAACAATTGTTCCACCTTTACCAACAGCCAATGGTGATTTACCTTTGAACTCTCGTTTTCCATATCGTTCTCTTTCATACTTTGTTGCATCTTTTAAGTCTTTTGCTGAGTATTCATTCCCAAATTCTTTCTTACCAGTTCCACTTCTTCTATCACCACCATGCTGTCCGACTTGTTCTTCAAACTCATCACCACCACCTTCTTCTTCACCACCCTCGGCTGGGTCTGTTCCCTCAGTTTCAATTTGTTCCATTCTAAATGCTTGTTTTCTATCTTCAATCACACCATTGGCAATTTCTTTTTTCTGTGTTAATAATTCTAATTTTTCTTGTTGATGTATCATTGATGGATTTGTTAATTCTAATTCAAAATTGATTAATTCTGCATCATCAAATCCTTGTGTGTATAAATGAACAATAGCAATTTTTTCTAATTCAGCAACTACAATCTTTTGTAGTCTTTCAATCGTTCTTGCAAATCTTACATCTTCAGCTGCTAGTGTTGCTTTACTTCCAACATTCTCATCATATCCAAGAAATGCTTTTGGTATTTTCAACGCCGCCATCATTTTGTTTCTTAAATACTCAACATCTTCAATAGCACCATCATTACCCAAACCAGGTAAAGTGTCTATATTCGTTCCACTATCCCCACCACGAACAGGTAAGTAATAATCCTCTGTAATAGATTCCATATTGTATTTTAAATTATATTCACCATTTTTATCCATTACGGGTGTTTTTTTCATTTTTGAAATTATTTGTTGCATAAAGTTATCTACTTCATTTGGTGGTATGTTTCCAATATCAACTTTGAATATTCTTTTCTCTGGTGCTCTCATCATTCTATGAATCAACATAGCGTCTTCCATAAGAGTTAATTGTTTAAATACTCTTCTTGCACCCTCTAACATTGACTTACCATAAGGTAGATAATTTGTATCTGCTAAATTTCTAAAATGAGCCACCTCATAATTTTCGTGAACATCATTTGGTTTTGAACTTCTTCTTGTTTCGGAATATTGTTGTACCTCAAATTGTACTAATTTAGGGTTAGTCGGGTCATGCCCCTCTAATCTATTCACTTCATATACTGAAAGAGGTTTTACATTTACAACTCCGTGTTTATCTAATATATCTAAATGTAAATAAAAATCACCATATTTAGTCATATTCCTTATATAACTCCATAGATTAAATTCAATGTTCATTATATCATAAAACAGATTGTGTAAAATTTTATGGACTTTTGGATTATCTGTTTTAATTTTTAAGATTCTGTTTTCAATATTATCAACTGTAGATTCATCACAATAGATGTCTAATGCTGATGATATGATTGGGTCAGCATCCATTAATTCATAATCTCTAAATAATTCTTTTCTAGCTACATCATATGCATTTGC